AATACAATGGTAAAAGATACTACATCTCACCAAACGGCAAGAAATTGCCATCTGTTACAACCTTCCTGTCTCATTTTAAAGGCGATAGCATCGCAAAGTGGAGAAAAAAAGTTGGCGAAGAAGAAGCAAACCGTATCAGCAAAAAGGCAAGCACAAGAGGTACAGCGTTTCATTCTCTTATGGAATCTTATATCTCAAATCAGAAAGATTTCCTCAAAGAAGATGTGATGCCAGATTTAAAGATGGCGTTCCATGAAATGCGGCCAGTTGTTGATAGGATTGATAATGTTCACTATTTGGAAACTATGCTCTATAGCGAAACTCTCGGTCTCGCAGGTCAAGTTGATTGTATTGCCGAGTTTGATGGCGTACCTTCTGTTATCGACTTTAAGACATCTTTAAGAACCAAGAAAGAAGAGTGGATCTTAAACTACTTTGAACAATGTACCTGTTACTCATTGATGTATGAAGAGATGACTGGTATCAAAGCAAAGCAGATTGTGGTATTGATATACGTTGATGATGATAACCCACAAGTCTTTGTTAAACAACGTGGTGATTATGTACCAGAGTTATACAATAAAGTAAAGCAGTTTAGAAAGGAAATGGTAATATGAAAAAATTATACCTTGCTATCACTTTGGTGTTTCTTTGTCTGGGCTTGTCTGGTTGTCTTGTGGCGACCGTCGGTGAGTGTATTATACGGGATACAACTAGCAAACCCTGTAACTAATAACTCAAAAGACCATCGCGGTGTCGGAGCACCATTGTTAGAGGAATTTGAAAATCAAGTGCAATAATATGTATAATCCTAAACCAGAAAAATATAAAGTAATCGGTCAATACGACGTTTCTTCATTTTTGGAAAAAATTAATCTTTTTTCAGAAGAAGATTGGAAACTTATTGAAGAAAAGAAAACCTTATTTGCTCAAGAAGAATGTGATAGTATAGTTCTTTTCAATTTACCCGATTATCAAAATAAAGTTTTTAGTAAATTAATTATAGGTTCTTGGTTATCTATTTTTGATAAGGAAATAAAAGATATATGTGAGATTATATCTACAGTTTATCCTAATGGAGAACCAAAAAGAATCATTCTAAACAATTTACCATCCGGTAAATTTATTCCTGAACATCCTGATGGAAATTATCATTTAGAAACTTGTAGAAGAATTCATCTACCGATTATAACAAATGATAAAGTTAATTTTAACATAGAAAAAGAAAAGATACCTATGAGTGTAGGTAATATTATAGAAATAAACAATAATATATTACATTCGGTACAAAATAATTCTCATGAAGATAGGATACATCTTTTGATCGACTGGGGTATAAGAAATGACCCTTACTATGGTAATGTAGAAAGTGATTGGAAAAAATACGTTTGAGATTATCTCATAAACATAAATTCATATTCTTTTCTAATCCAAGAACAGGATCAGAAAGTGTTAGATTGTTTTTAGATTCTATTACCGATGTGTTTAGTGTTGAGATATCTAAAATTACCAAAGAACATCCATACTATCACCATATCAGACCTATAGAAGTTCATGACCATTTTAATAATTTAGGTATAAACTTTTTTGAATACTATCGATTCACATTTGTTAGGAATCCATGGAAAAGATTAGTATCTACTTATTTTTTAATAAAAAAGAATATTTTAAATTTTGATCTGTCTTTTGAAGAATGGTTGTTTAGTATCTCTACAGATGGTTTTGGTGGAGGTGGTAATGATATGCAAAGGTGGAGAAAATACGGTACATATTCAATAGAAAACTTTGCTGGTAATTACGTGTCGGAAGTTTTTCGTTTGGAAGATGTCAATATTCTACCTCAGAAACTTTATGAAAAAGGTATACCCATCGATCCAAATTGTAAAGTTCCTTACATCAATAAAAAAGGTAGTGACATAGAATATACGGAAGTGTATAATAAAAAAACTATTGACTTTGTGTATGAAAAATATTATAATGAAATTATAAAATATGGATATACTTATAAATAAGGATTGCTTAGGTCGTTGAGAGGAACGGCATAGACGTATTGGACCCGGGGGCGGTACCCGGCTGGTCCACCAAATATACGTGTTTGCGTATAAAAACATAATATACGGGATTGCGTATATCTGATGGGCCAGAAATAGGATCGACAAGCGTAGTAAGGGTTCAAGGAGACCGAAAGCAAACGTTAGGTGCTAACGATAACTTTGCATCATTTGATCTTGCTCTAGCAGCATAATCATTGGGCTGGTGACTTGCCTAGAAACAGAAAAGTCACACCTTTATATTATGATAATGAGGAACAATAATGAACGCCGATGATATCAACAAATTTTCTATGGCTATTGAAGAAATGGTTTATATGAAAGATATACCTTACATTGATGCTATCTGTATGTATTGTGAAGAGAATGGATTTGAAGTGGAAACGGCATCAAAGCTTATTTCCGGTGTCCTTAAATCCAAAATACAATTAGAAGCAGAAGAACTCCACTATCTCAAGAAATCAAATACCTCACAACTACCAATATGAAACACTTTAGTGGTTATGGTGCGTATATGCTATTCTTGGCATTGCGTACCCATTTCACAAGCACAAAGTATGACTTCTTCCAGTTTAATGGAAAACTCCGCCTAACAAAAGAGTCATTTGAGAAAAGGCAAGACAAGCATTTTTTTGATAAGATTGCGAAACTGTATAACGCGGAAGAACTAAAAGATTTCTATATAGCAAACTTTCTCGAAGATAAACATTATATCATGGAGTTGTTAGAAGGTGAATGTGAAAAAAACTATTTAGATTTTATAAGGCGCCGACAATCACTATTCTATACATTTTCAGGTGAAGTAGACCGATTGTTCCGAAACGGTGTTAAGACACCTTTTACAATAAAAGATGGTGAATATCCACATATTATTAGTTTACATCTCGGTCATGTTATAGCACCTGAAACGATGGTTATTTTAGATGAATACATAACCTTTTCTAATAGATTTGATAAATACCTGGGTAATGATGATCCAATCTGGTCTAAGATTGCGCTGAAAATCCGTAAATATAAGCCTTTTATAAAATACGATAAGGATAAATTTAAGCACATACTCAAGGAGAAAATCGATGAGAATACTAGAAGGTAAAGCATCAGATATCCTAAGAGAATACGCAGATGGAAAATATAGAATAGGAACAAGAAACGAAAAACTGGTATTGATAGACGAGGACTCTACAGAGGTTTTTTCTATCAATGAAGAAACAGAACTCTATTTGGAGTTGTTTTTACAGATTATATAAATAGAATAGCATTATTATTATGTTTTCTTGTGAGATACTCAGCACATCTTATAAGGAGAAAATAAAGATGACTAAAGAAGATTTGTTAGAATCTATGGAAATAATTATCAAAGGGAACGATACTAAACTAGCTTCCGAGTTAATTTGGAAATTATGGATGGATCACGGAAATTATCAAGTTTCTAATGGTAAGGTTTTATATAAACCTACAGGAAAACCAATTTCTTTGTAAAATAATGCTTGACAGGGGCTTCGGCCCCTGTTATTATACAACTATTGTTATGATAATGTGGATAAGATACTATACAAACTATACAACGTTTATACAAGGAGAATACAATGAACTTTGCAAATCTAAAAAAGTCCTCTGGTAAGTTTGACAACCTACTAAAGGAAGTTGAAAAGATTAATAACCCTGGTGGTAATTATGAGAAGGATGATTCCGATAATTATTGGAAACCTACACCAGATAAGACGGGTAATGCTCTCGCCGTTATTCGTTTTCTTCCAGGCCCTGCCGTTGATGGTGATGATGCCCTTCCATGGGTACGTTATTTCGACCACGGATTCCAGTCAAAGACCACAGGTAAGTGGTATATCGAAAAGTCTCTAACGACCTTTGATGAAAAGGATCCTGTTTCAGAATACAACTCACAACTCTGGAACTATACAACCGACGATAACTCAATCGAGCGTAAGCAGGCGAGAGACCAAAAGCGCCGACTACATT